ATAAAATTTAAGTGTGAAGTTATGTGTGCTCTGTGATCTTGACCAGGAAAAGCTTGAAAAGGTTTACCTGTAAGAGCAGAAATGTGTTCCATACTTGGATCCATGGGTTGTACTGGAGCAGGTGGTGGTAATACTGAATCAATATTCTTAACACCAATAGCTTCATACATACCTCTGTATGCTTGATATAAATTATGTATCTGTGGATTAGATGTAGCTAGTTGTAATTGTGTTTGTGCTAGTGTTACTCGTTGTGACATAGAAAAGATATTAGGATCTGCTACTGGTAGAATATCTATTCTATCATCAAAATCTAATTGTTTAATAATTCTTGCACCACCCACAACATCGTATGGATACTCTGGTGGCAAAGCTGTTTGTATAATTTTTGATAACAACTTAAATTCATTTCTCATTGAGTTGTATAATCTTTTGTGAATAGCTGACATGACTTTTGATCCTCTTTCAAGAAGAGCAATCGTTGTTCCAACAGCTGCGTTTTGTGTGCCTTCACCAGTTTGTAATTCTGATATAGCCGCGAATCTCTGACCTGCTTGAACCACAATACCCATTAATTGTAATAGAGTAGCTGATGGTTCTTTGTATGGTAGAGGATAGAAAGCATCCCTTAGACTGCCTCCTGGGGCATCTACATCTTTAAATTCACCAGGTTGAATTGGTGATGCTTCATCTCTTACCCGCACCCCTCTTTGTTTAAAACCAGCAGGTAGGTTCGACAAAGTTCCTGCATCTAATAATTGGCGGAGAGCGACTGTTGCAGTTCTGCTCAATCCGCCAATCATGTGTATTAATCCAAATCCGTAGAATCCTAGTCCTGGCAGAAATTTAAAGTGGACAAAATATTGGACTCTTTGTTTTTTTGGATCATTGGGCGCATAGTTCCTTCTTATCGAAAGAACCGTTCCACTACCTTCTTCAACAGTTACGATGTAAGGTAGCTTGATACCAGTCGGTTCCCCGTCTGCACCAAGATCTTCGAAGCCTTCTAAATCTAGATCCACATGACACTCGAGAAGAGTATACATAGGAATTTGTTTTCCAGATTTTTTAGTGCCTTCTAATTCTTTTTCTTTTTTTGAAACTTCATCGTTAACAACCATACCTGGAGGACTTAATTCTACATCAGCATAAAATCCTGCCACTTGTTGTTTTCTTAAATCGTTTTCTGACATTTTAATAACATGGATAATAGAGTCTGCATCATCTAAACTGTTCGCTGTGTATGGCACGATTAAATCATCTGCAGGTACAAATTTAGATACAGCTCTACCTAATAAATCATCGTAGTAAACTTTTTTAAATGTAGATCCTGCGAGTGGTAAATGAAATAACATAGAGTCAAACTCTGGCTCGTATTCTTTCATTTG